CGCTGGGCGTCGTCCAGTAGCCGTTGCGGGTGATGAAGAACACCACGCCTTGCTTGGTGCCGGCGGAGAGGAACTGCCCGTTGCCAGCGAAGATCAGGAAGCCGCCGATCGACGTCCCGAAGATCGGGTCCTCCGCGCCGCCCAGCGTCTGGAAGCCAGGGTCGAAGGTGAACAGCGTGCCGGCGGTGGTCGCCTGGCCCTCCTCCGCCACCGGCGGGAAGTCCTGTGCCGCGCTGAAGCCGTTGACGGTGAAGGTGCCCACGTTCGTTCCGCTCACCGTGGCGATGACCAGGTCGGTCCCATTCAGCGTGCCATTGGCGTTCAGCGTGCCCGTAGTCGTCACTAGTTGGCCGGCGGTGGGGTTCGCGCCGTTCACCACCGTGTAGCTATAGGTCGCCACGCCGGCCGTCAGCGACGTCTGGGTGATCGCCATGGCGCCGGAGTTCAGCGCCTGGGTGATCGGCCAGGTGGAGTTGTACTGGCTCACGCTGGTGCCGGCGATCGTCGCGCTCGAACCCACGCCCAGCACCGGCACCGGTTCGGCGGTGGTCATGGTGGCCAGCGTGCGCTGGTAGTTCGCCGTATAGCCGGGATGCCCGCTGCCGGCATCCAGCGTGAAGGTCGCGGCATTGGTGGTCGTGAAGGTGAAGTAGTAGAACTGGCGCGGCTGCCCCGGCGGCGATCCCAGCCCCACCGAGGTCACCTGGACCGTCTGCGGTCCATACGGCACCGGCGTCCCCGTAAACGAGAAGAAGAGGTATACCGGGTTGCCGCTATTGAAGGCGTTCACCAGGTCTGTGTCCGGACCGGCGCTGGTTGAGTCCGAGTAGTAGACCGTGATCACGTTCCCTGGCGACGTCGATCCCGGTGGACTGCAGAAAATAGGAAAAGCCTCGGCTCTGCGGCGCCGGCTGGGTGATTGAGGAGATCGGGTAGTTCGTCTCCGGCGTTGCTGTCCCGGTGTCGGCCGTCGGCGCCACATCCGCGTGAACGAAGGCGACTTCAAACTGCGTCGGCGAAAGCCCGGAACCCAGCACCACCAGCGTCTTCCCATTGAGGAACGCCGCGACCGCCAAGGCGGAGAAGAGCACCGGCTGTCCGGCGGTAAAGTTGTTGTCCGCCGTCAGCGTCACCACATCGCTGGTCACCGCGAAGGCCGTAATCGCCGCGGGCGGTCCGGCCGCATTGGTCGAGACCGTAAACACCGGCGCGGCCCCCGGCCCCACCTGCGAGATCCTGTCGATCCAGTTCGGCGTGTACTGCCGGGGCACATCGCTGCCCGTGGTCAGGTCACTGAAAGCGAAGTACTCCACGCCGGGCCCGTTCACGGCGCTGGCGAAGGATCCTGGCGTAATTGGTACCGGCAGCAGGGTCAGCACGCTAGGATTGTTGGCGACGTCTTCCACCCACCAGCCGCCGTTCGCGTCCAGCGAAAGGTTTTTCACGCTGCCGTCGTAGGCCGTGAAGGTGGTGATGTAGTTAAAGTTTGCGTTCGAAAGGGTGAGGTTGACTTCGAGCGTCACCGCGTCCAGCAACGCCTGCGCGGAAGGGAAGCTGGAGCTCGCCGTCAGCCGCACGCCGAAGTTGACGTTGTTCACGTCGTCGGTGTCGACCGTCGTTCCCCACCGGTCGGAAGGTCCGCCCAAGATCACAACGCCGTTGCTCGCCGGCAGCGCAACCGTCTTGGCCACGCCCGCCGGCGCGCCGTTCTTCAGCAGCTGCGCGGTCAGCGTCACGGCCGAAGCGGTGAAGCCCGTCACCGCGACTGTAATGCCGGTCGGCGAGACGGACTCCGCGAGATCGAAGCCGAACGCCGTAACCTCCAGCGCATCGCTTCCCCCCGAGCAGGCGCAGGTGGCGTAGCTGCCGTCGCCGGCGAAGACGTTGGTTGGGTTCTGCCAGGCGTTGCCGGTGACCGCGACATTGACGGCCGCGTCGGGCGTGTTGGGCCCGGTCTCGGCGTCGGCGAAGCTGTAGACGTTCTGGAGCGGCGGCCGTGTCTGCGCGCTGCCTACCAGATAGTCGATGTCATGATTGCGCGGGCTGGCGCCCTCCGGAACATTCTCCGGGCGCGCCAGGGTAACCAGGCCGCCATACGTCTCCAGCGCGACGGCCTGGACCCCTGGTCCAAGGTTGTGCATCGGCGGTTAGTAGCCCCGCGCGAATTCTGCCTTGAACCCGATCGTGTCGGCCGGAATCGCGACGTTGTTGCCCAACTCGGTGCCGTTCTGCGCGATGCGCAGCGTGCCATGCACAGGGTCATACACATACGTCAACCCGACATTGCCGGCCAGCGACTCGATGTCCGTCCAGATCGGTGCCGCACCGCTGCCCTCCGGAATGAAGGCTCCGCCCTGCCAGTCGGTCATCGCCCATGTGAATGCGACGCCGTTCGTCGTGTAGTTCGCGGGCAGGTTGCTGATCACGCCCTGGACAATCTGCCGGCGCTGCGTGTTGTCCACGCCGCTGGGCGGCGCGTTTACTTTCACTAGTACTGCCATGTTGTTCTCCCTCTAGAGGTCGTTATTCCACCCGGCGAAATTGCCCACCGCGTCTTCGCCAAAGTCCCGGCGCGCGTTCTGCTCGCGCTGCGCCTGGCGCCCGATCGTCTTCTGCAGATCCAGCAGTGACTCGGCCGAGTCGGCCATCGCATCCGCCTTCTGCTCCGGCGCAAACCGCTTGGCGTAATACACCAGCATCCGGTCCACGATCGCGTCGCCGGCATCCAGGATCGGCACATGGGTGTGCTCGAAGTCCAGGTTCGGTCCGAGCACCGGCGGGATCGTGATCTTGGAGCGGATCCGCAGGTCGATCGCCTCGAGCGCACCGGGCATCCACAGCGCATTGCCGCGCCACTCGTACTCGCGCATGCGCCCGGTCTGCATCCGCGGGGCCAGACCGTCAGGACACGCCCGCACCGGCACAAAGTCCAGGCCCGTGCCGCTGGCGCGCTCCCACACCCGGTCGATCCCCATGGCGCCCGCCGGCAGCGTCCACTGCGAATGCATCGCGAAGCCGTCGAAGTAGCCCAGGAACCCCAGGCTCACCTGCACGGCCGGATTGGGCTCGGTCAGCGCCGGGAGTCCCAGCAGCAGGTAGTTGTCCAGGATCAGCGCCGGGTCGCCCACGTTGCGCAGCTTGCGGTACAGCCAGCGGATGCCTTTGTTCAGAAACGGCTTGGTGAACGGCGCATCGTTGGTCGCGATGATCCCGCCCTGCGGTCCGTCGTTCCCGCCGCCATCGTCATTGATGAGCGAGCGGAACTGGTCCATCATGCCCTGCAGGTTCGGGTACCGCTGGACGCCGGAAATACTCATGGACTCAAAGCCTCAAAATGCACCGAATCTCGGAATTTGTAGATTTCAATAACTCTGCTCCCCGGGATCCACGCCGCCGCGCGGGAGACATGCCACGCGGCAGGCCGCGCGAAATCCCGAGGAACAAAGACCGTGGATGTCCCTAAGCGGCGCGCTTCTTCGGCGCAGGCCTCTTCGACGGCTTTGTATCCGCCTTGGCGCCGTCAGGCGCGTCCGCTCCATGCAATGGCCACCACTCTTTGCCCGCAGGGACATCGGATTTCGTTTTCACGCCGGCGTCGACAGCCGCCTTCCAATCGAGCACGCAGATCACGCCCAGCGCCGCGCTCTTGTGGAAGCTCACGCCGGTCTTGATCGACTCGCCGCAGTTCGGGCAGGTGCGGTTCGCCATGCGCTTCTTGTGGTACGCGCGCTCCTCGCCGAAGTAGTCCAGCGCTTGGCGCAGGTCTACGCCGTCGGCGCTCTTCAGAAACTCTGCCAGCTCCTTCGGCTCGGTCTGCTCGAGCGAATCGGCATGCGCAATTAAGCTGAGATAACGCGTCTCGCGGCGCTTCTCCGCCTTCGCCATCTCCTCTTCGGTCGGCTCCTCATTCAGCGAGAGGAACAGCCCCTGCGCGAACAAGTCTGAGCCAGCCGAGGTCCCGAAGAACGCGGCCATCTCGGGGCCAGGGTTCCAGTCCGGATCGTTGGTCGGGTTGTTCGGGTTCAGCAGGTCGATCGCGGCGCGCCAGCCGTCATGCGCCTCGCCGCGCTGGCGTCCATTCTCAGTGTTGTGCACCGCCTGGATCATCGGATCGGGAATGTGCGCCACCACCACGCAGCGCTCGCCCGGCTTGCAGCCGCGCAGCACCAGCTTCGACCACAGCGGTGCGCGATCGATCCTGAACTCACGCGGTGAGGTGGAGAACACGTGGATCATCCGGTCCGGCGCGCGCATCATGTTGCGGTCGACGCGCGGATCGAACCATTGCGTATTGGCCGCCGCCGTCTTTTCCCTGGATTCAGGGTGCTTCAAATCGTGGAATTCCATGGTCGTCTGTCTCCTTCAAAAGTGTTGGTTGCTCCAATAGAAAAGCCCTCCGAAGAGGGCTTCCTATGACCGGGGTTTTTCGTCAGCCGATCCTGACGCGTGAAAAAGCGGAGGCAACGCCCGACGGGTTTCAAAGCCGTTATGCGGGGCAGCTCACGCCGTCACAACTTAACCGGTCGTGCCTACCGTCTCCTGCTGCGCATTCGCGGCCTCTTCGTCCTCGTCCTCGTCCTCGTCATCGTCGACGCTGACCGGGCCCAGGTCCTTCACCCGCGCCTCATGCTGCGTCGTCCCGGCCGCAGCCGCGTTTGCGCCGCTCAGACCAGGCAACCCTGGCACCGCGGCGATCTCTTCCATCGAAGGCGCTGTCGTTCGTATGACATCGTCCGCGATCGCGTGGGTGTCGAGGTTGAGTTTCCGCTCGAGAGCCGCGGCGTATTCACGCCACTTCACGGCCGAATCGAACGCAATCACGTTGTCGCTCGCAGCGCCTGACATCGGGTCCGAGGACAGCGTGTAGCCCTGCTCGAAGGCCGTCGCCGGCGAGAACGACTTGAACCCGTCCGCATACACGATCAGGTACCAGCCTGCCTCGGGCTTGTGCTTGCGCTTCATCTCCTCATGCGAGAAGACGACGTTGTCGAAACCGCCTTCGAGGTGCAGCGTCAGCGAGCCGTCGGCTCCGTGCTCCACCCCAGCGATCTTCGCTGCGGAAACTTCCTTGTGGCACGCGTACTTCGGATACTCCATGGCAAAGCCTTCCGATATACCCGTTCGGGTATATCTCAAATGTGAGATGGGTGTGCTCGGGCTGGGGCTCGGGATGTGCCCATCCTACGCTCACGAAAGTTGCATCATGCCCTTGGGCATCTTCGCCGCCATCGCCATCGCCTGGCGCATGCCGCGCTCCATCACGTCCACCTTCTGCGCCACCACGGAGTTTCGGCAGCCCTGGTTGGTGAAACTGGCTGTGGCGCCCCGGAACGCCGGCGCGCAGTCCGCCTTCGCGTCCATCATCTCGTTCAGCACGGCCTCTTCTTCGAGCTCCATCTCAAGCCGCAGCGCCGCGATCTTCTCTTCCTCGGTCAGCGCCTGCCAGAACTTCACCGCCGGCAGCACCACGTCGACCAGGAAGCCGGACAGTTCCAATCGCTCGATCTCCAGCACTCCGTTCACCATCTCGCGATGGATGAACTTCTGCAACACCACGTACTGGCCGCTGAAGGGATACTCGCCCAGCTCCTGCAGGCCTGTGGCCTCGTCGCGGTGATGCCAGTACCAGCGCTCCGGCGAACCGAAGGCCGCGGCCGGCTTCCACATCATCAGCATCCAGCACGGCTCGTTGCCGCCGATCAGGAAGTCGCGGTAGCCGAGATAGCCGTCCTTCGCCCAGTAGCCGCCGCTCCGCTGCGTCTCATACTGCGCCCACACGATCTTGAAGATCGGTTCGCCGTACGGGTTGGTGCCGCCCTGCCGCGTGAAAGCATCCTGGAACTCAGGCGGACAGACGCGGTTCATCGTCCCCCAGCACTCCGTGCGTGTCCGCCACGCGAATCAGGAAGGTGCGGACCTCGTCCTTTTGAAAGGACGTCTCGCCGTTCTGTCCTGTTTCGAGGTTGATGTACTCGCGGCCATACTCCGAACAGCGCACTACATCGCCCACCTTGTATGGCATCGGCATCAGAATGCCGCCCATCGGCACCCCATCGCCCACCGCCAGCACCTTGCCGGTCATCGATTTTTTGGACAGCTTCGAATGACTTTGGTCGCCGACGATGATACCGCCCAGCGTCACGATCCGGTCCCGTACCGGGATCTCTTCGACGAAGATCCTGTCCAGCACCGGCCGGAACTTCACTTCGGCGCGGGGCCGAATAATCGGCACGTTTGTCTCCTGCAGCAGCTTGCGCTGCCTCGCCTCACCCATGTCTCTTGTCTCCTGAAAATTAGCTGAGGGGCATTTAGCCCCCCCAGCTTTGTGTCAGTTTTCACGTAATTTGATTACGCCCAGAGGGTAATCAAATTACACCTGGGGAACGGGAATCCCCTGGAAGTAGAACTGCCCCTTGGGATCCGCGCACACCAGCTGCAGGCCGCACTCATACCCGAAGGTGATCGCGTCGTAGTAGCTGAAGCCCGAGGTCGTCGCCGGCAGCGGCGCAATCGTGTTGCCCGGCGTCCACTCGTGCAGACGCGTATCGAACAGCACGCCCACATGCCAGTCGCTCGGCTTGAAGCGGTCCATCCGGGTCGGGTCGCAGGTGTTCGAGTACACCACCGGCTTGCCGCCCCACTGCTTCTGCAGGTTGCGCTTGGCCAGGTCGGGAACGTCCTCGCCGCCGTCATCCGCGCGGGTGATGAGCGTGTTGTAGTAGCTCATCGAGAGCGCGACGCCCTGGGCGGGGTTCGTGTAATAGAACTCCTGCTCGTTCTCGTCGTACTCGTCGCCGCGCGCCCGGGAGAGCAGCGCTTCCACGCGTCCTGCCATGGCCAGCGTGATCGCGCCCGTGTTGTTCAGGTTGATCGTCGGCGTCGACAGCCGCCCCGGATAGAGCGCCTTGTTGATGCCCGCGATCGTGCCCGTATTGCCGTTGGCGATCCAGTAGTTCTTGCCGTAGATCGACGAACCGGCTGCACCCGTCGCTCCCAGCACCACCAGGATGTCGCCGGTCTGCGTCGCTCCGCCTGTCGACGGCAGCACCGTCGAGAAGTAGAGCGTCTGCGACACCGGATCGACGTAGCTGATGTTGGCCGTGCCGCGAGCCGTTCCGCCCACTGCCGGCAGCACCTGAATCACCTGCTGATCGCTGAAGCCGGCCACGGTGTTCAGGCCACTGATGAAGCTGGTCTGCGCGCCGGTGCCGGAGTTCGAGCTCACCGTCGCCGTGGTCGGGATGTTGGTGATGGTGCCCGAGCCGTCGCCGTTGAACAGGCCTTCGATGCCGTTCTCGAACGAACGCAGCGACTGCTTCATCTCCTCCTTGTTCACCTTGACGAGCCCACGGTCTTTGCCGTCAGTCGACTGCTGGGTGAGGTTGGAGAGGGTGCACGTGTTGATGACGCGGACCGGCGCCGCCACAAACGCGTCGGTGGTCGATCCGGTGCCGCTCGGCCACATCGGAATGGTGCCCGAGGTGTCGGCCGAGAACTGTTGGATGCCCGCGCCTCCCTGCGCGCGGAACGGAACCCGCAGCGGCTGGCGCTGTACGCCGCCCGCCGAGGTCATGTTGGAGATGGGGACTTTCTTGCCGTCCTTCAACAGCCGCTGCTGCAGCTTGTTGAAGCGCGCCTGATAATCGGGAATCTGGTCCACGAAGGCTTCAAGTTCCACCGCCTCGTAGGCCAGTTCAGTGACTGGTGCCATGATGTTGTTTCCTGCTTTGCCTGAGATCGCCCACACGCGTCCTGCCCGGTCGGGCGGCGCCTATGGCGTCGTGATGTCTCGATCGATCAAGCTGAAGCGGCTTCACGTTTTACGAGGTAGTGATCTCGAACCGCAGCTGAATCTGTACTGCCGTACTGCTTCCTTGCCGCCGTCTCCGCGGCAAAACCTTCACAAATCCTTACGTCGATGCGTTCGACAGATCACGCTGCCGGTTTCACCCACTTAACTTTCTTGCCAGTCTTCAGCGTGTAGATTTTGTTGAACTGGTCCTCTTCGGACGTCTTGCGGTAGTCGACCGTTGCTGTGTCGGGCCTCACACTCACCGTCGTCACCGCGCCGCCGCCGGCCCCGCTCGAGCTCCGCGCCCCGGCCACGCTCTTCGCGGCCGCCGTGGTCTTCGCGCCGCCGATGAAGCGGCCGTAGCGGGCCTTCACGACGCCTTCGACCACCGTCTTCGCATGGCGGTTGATCGCCGACTTCACGAAGTTCGCCACCACCGCCGGATCCGGGGTCTTCTGGTTCCGGTAGATCTTCATCTGCTTCATGTAGGCCTGGTCGGCCTCGCCGGCAGCCTTCATGCGCGCACGGAAGCTATCGAACAGGTCCGCCTTGGCCGCGGCGTCTAACTTCAGCTTGGCCTCGTAGGGCTTGTAAAACTCCTCCAGCTTGGTGCGCTCGTGGCTCACTACCTGCGGCGAAATCTTGTTGTTCCAGTGCGCTTGCTGCGTCTCGCGGTCCAGCTTCGCCTCGCGCTCGCTCAGATCGCTCGATCCTTTGTCGGCGCCGGACGTCTTCAGCTTGCCCGCACGGTCCTCGTTGGTCTTGAACCACTGCCCGATGCGACCCATCAGCTTGGTGATCGCGTCCAGCTTGCCCTTCTCATCCAGGTGCGAAGCCTGTAGCACATCGATCATCTTGTCCAGGTCACCCACCATCGGCGAGTTCATCAGGCCGCCCATCAGGTGCGGCAGCAGCGCCGCCGTGTAGGCGTCCGGATCGGCCTTCATCACCCGATCGAGGATCGTGGGCATCAACTTGGCCAGGCCGGGATCGAAGTCCGGTCCCAGAGAATCCAGCGCCTTCGGATCGCCCGCTGCCAGGGCCGCATCGGTCGCGTCGACCTCCTGCACCCGTTCCTGCAGCGTCACCAGGCCCTCCGCGCCGCCCACACTCTCCATCAGGGCATACTTCTCGCGGATCGCTGGCAGCCCGCCCGGCTCCACTTCCTTCAGCTGCTGCGTGGCGTAATAGTCCGCGCGCACCTGCTTGGCAAACTTCGCGCCCTCCGGCGTCTGTTCAAAGCCCTTCAGCGCCTCGCGAAACTCCTTTGGACCGTAACGGCCGTCGCCCTTGGCATCGTCACCGACGCCTGCACCCGCTTCCCCTTCGCCGCCGTCCGCGCCATCACTCAGGTCGGTGTCTTCACCGCCGCCGGCGCCGTCGACCAGGTCCAGGCCTTCGTCCGCGCCGCCGCCGAGATCTTCGCCCTCAGCCCACAACGTCTCGATCACGCCTGACTCAGGCGCGTTCAAAATCTCTTCCATTTTGTCTCTGTCTCCTATTGCTTCGCAGCCGCCTGAAGCTTCCCCACCAGCTCCTCCCGCGTCGTTTTCTGCGTGAAGTTGATCGGGATAAAACTTCCGTCCCCGGTATCGATGCCCACCGTCAAGCAGTCCCAGTACCGATACTCTCCGGGCGGGTTCGCCGGCAGAGTGGGGAGCGGATCGCTACTCAGCAAATGAGGCGTCCCGTTGACGTCGACCACCGTCTCGCCCCTCCGCGCATTGAAATCGAAAAGTTTCACCCCAGCTTCAGCTGCGGCAGATTCCAACTGGTCAAAGATCTGGTCCGCGTCGCGCGTTGTCATCAGCTCAGTTGCCCGCCCGGGTTCACCGTCGAGATTTTCTGCTTCACCGGCACGCCGTTGGCGTCGACGCCTTCCTTCTCCACCGTCACCTCGTGCGGCACCAGCTCGTCGCCCGTAGTGAAGTCGTCCGGGCCGGCCTGCACGCCCACCGCCTGCCATGCCTGCGCCTGCACGTTCGGCGGCGCCTTGTCGATCGCTCCGGTGATGCTCACCTTCGGGATCAGCGGTGGCACCGGCGTCAGCTTCTTCTTCATCGCCTCATGCTGCTGCCAATGCAGGATCAGGTTCTGGTAGAAGCCCTGCTGCTCCGGTTCGCCATTCTTCAGCTTGCGTCCCTCCGGCGAGTTCAGCTTCGCCAGCGTCACGGCCGCCTCGATCGCATGGTTCTCGCTGCCGTCCTCGGCCACCGGCACGCTGGAGATCATCGGCGGCACCGGCGGCTGCATCGTCGCCAGCAGCTGCGTCGCCTGCAGCAGCAGCTGCTGGCCTTCCGGCGTCTGTGCCTCGGGATGGTCCTGGCCCTGCTGCACCACCTGCTGCAGCTTCTTCCAGCTCGCGTAGGCCGGCCACTCCAGGATCTGCGGGTTCTCGATCGGCCCCGATTGCAGCAGAAGCTCGAACTCGCCTTGCTGCTTCTCCACGGCGTCCAGCCCCGGGATGTTTAGTCCGCTCAGGCTGGGCATGTTAGAGAAGAACGGAAGGTTCAGCGGATCTTCGACAATCGCCTTGTACAGCGCCACGTTGGCCGATTGCTCGACCAGCTGGGCTGTTTGAGCTTCTTGTTCCGCCAGCGTCTGCGGGATCTCCAGGCTCACCGGATAGCACAGGGCGTTGCCCTTGAGATTGGCGAGCTGCACGGTCAACTTGTTCTGCCCCGGCGTGCGGCTGCGAATGTCGGTCTTGCGGTTGCGGCTCGCCGCGCGCGCCGCCTGCGTCGCCGCCCGCGCCAACGCCTTGCAGCTCTGCGCCCAGGGCTGCCCAAACACCTGCAGGCTCTGGTCGCGGTTCAGCTGGCTCTCGCCCACCGTGCCTACGTCGCCCTGGCCAAACATCGTCGGCGTAGCGCCGTCCATGGCCTCCGGCGCTCCATCCACCAGCCACTGCACAAACTCCATCAGGCCGGTCGCAATGGTGGGTACATTTTCAATGCCGGTGATGTCGGCGATCCTTTGCCCAGGCTCCAGCACCACGCCCGTCACGATCGACGGATCGCTGGACTGCTGGTTCAGCGCGTCCACATCGATCGGCCCCTCGGCCGCGTAGCGCCGCGGAATGCAGCCCACGAAGTAGCGCGTCCCCAGGCTAATATGCTGATTCAGCACTTTCTGCAGGGGCAGGTAGTTCGCCCCGATCGCGCGCCGGTTCTGGCCATCGCCCTCGCGCGGGTGCACCACCGTCAGGTGGTCGTCCATGCCTTCGTTGCGGGCGAAGGCGAACTGCGAGCCCGCATGGGTGAGCCGGCAGCCGTCGGGAAAGTTTTTGTACCAGGCCGCGCGCTTGGTCTTGTCCTTGATCATGCGGTACTGGCTCGGCCGGAACCAGGTGTGGGTCTCGGTCGCGTCCTTCAGGAACGTCTCGCCCGAGGCCGTCGAGTTCTGCACCGCCAGCCGCACGTTGATGCGCGCCATGCGGTCGTACTGGTCGCTCGAGCCGGCCGCCGACTGGCCCGCCTCGATCTTGTCTTCGATCCATGAATACCGCTCGCGCAGGATGTCGACGTCCATCTCCCACGCCAGGCGCAGGCTGCCCATGTCGTAGATGTCGTCCGCGTAGATCGGCACCTTGCTCTCGAGCGTTCCGTGCGCCGTCGTGATCTCGCAGATCGCCGGCTCGTCCGCCATCTCTTCGCTGGGCTGTTCGACGCCCTCGTCCGCGCCAGCCTGCGCGTCTTCGGTCTCCGTCTCCGGAGCCACGCCCTCGTCCTCGCTGGCGCCGAAGACGATCTGCTTCTTCACCGGCTCCGTGCCCCAGCGCTGCTGGTCCGCCACCGAGCGCGTCCACAACACCACGCGGCCGTCGGTGTAGAACAGCCGGCTCATCTTCGCCAGCACGCCCTTCACGTCCGAGTCCGTCTTCCAGACCTCGAGGTAGGTGTCGGACTCGTCGGCCATGGTCTGGTCCGGGGGCGAGTCAGGGTCCCTGGGGGTGAACTTCAGACCCGGCACGTCGCGGCTCAACGCCGCGCTGATCTTGTCTTCGCGCGCCCCATATACATTGCAGGCGAATAGCTTGCGCGCATTGGCCTCGGCCATGATCGAGCCTGGCGTCGCCCGGCCCGCGCCGCCGAACAGTCCCCAGCCTTTATTGCCGCTCAGCAGGAACTGGTAACCGCGCGAGAACAGCCGCGCCTCCCACACCTGCAGGATCTCGAAGATCCGCGAGCTCGAGTCCGTCTTGGTGGCCGACTCGGTCAGCTGATCGATCACGTCCTTGTAGCCTATGAGCTCGTCCGGCCCAAACATCGGCTGGTCGGAGACGTCGATCGACGCGTAGCGTCCCGGTGTGTACTCCGGGTCGTCCGGCAGCGGCTCGAACAGGGGGATCTCCTGCGTCTGCTTTTGGTCCGTTCCCTGCGATGCCTTAGGCATGTCCCAGCCTTTGCGCCATCTTCGGATTGGCTTCGAGATACAGCTCCACAAACGTCTCTGTCAGCGCGTCCAGGTCCTCGCGCATCCGGCCGGCGTTGTATTCAGCCAGCGTTTGCGGCCGCTGCGCCGGCGCGGTGCGCTCAAGTTTGTGCTTGCTCACATACGGCACCCACGTCAGCTCGCCCAGCACGGGCATCCAAAGTTCCGCTGCATGCAATGCCTTCATCGGCCACCGTGGTGCATGTGCTTGAATCCCTCGGCCGAGATCGCCCGGCGCCGCACCTGCGGATTGCGCGAGTGCTCCGCTTCTTCCAGGCGCTGCTCCGGGATCGTGTCGCCCAGCGGAATGCCGAGGTCCTTGTGCAGCGCGCCCGGCTTCTCCTCGAAGCTGCCCTTCTTGCCCAGATCAACTGTGCGTGTCTTCATCTGTCTTCCTTGTCGGGAAATAACCTCTCCACCAGCGCGTCGCTCTCGCGGTTGCGCTGCGCCTGGCGCACGGCCGTCTCGAACTTGCGGCGCCGCGCCGGCACCGTCATCCCAAAGCTCGAGATCGTGGCCGTCACCTCGCCGCTCACCACCAGCTCGTAGCGTTTCTGTTTCGGCAGGAAGCGCACGCAGTCCTTCGTCCGCGGATCGATCCGCGGCAAGTCCTGGAACCCCGTCATCGAGTCGTGGTCCCCGCTACTGGCCCGCGCCCGCGAGCTGCGCCCCGAACTGGTGCGCCTCGCCGGCGCTGCCGTGCTCGCTATCGTGCGCATGTCCGTCGGGGTGCCGCGCATGCACGCGGTGCACACCGTTCTCGTGGTCGTGCTCGAGGTTCACCTCGACCGCCGGTCCATGCTCGGCCGCCAGAGCCGCGCCATCCTGCGGTGCGCCCTGCTCCATCTCGTCCTCGCCGCCGTCGCCGCCCTGCGGCGCAATCTTCTGCGGAGCCTGCGCCCCAAACCGCGCATCCGCCTGCTTCATCGTGTCGTGGTTGGTATGCCGCGACCCATCTTTTGCCTTGAACATCGCTAACTCCCCGGTTCCTGAAACTGCTCCAGATTCTTTGTCACCACGTCGTCCCAGCCGCCTACCGGCCGCCGTCCTTGCAGGCGCTCCACTTTGGGCGTGACCAGCTCCACCAGCCGGTCCACGCTCTCCTGCAGCTTGGCGATCGCTGCATCGTTCTCGGCCTGTCGAGCCTTGTGCCATTCGGCACCCCACTCGTCGCGCCGGCGGATCTCCTCGATCACCGTTCCGCCAACCAACACGCGGACCGCCTCGAGCTCCTGCAACACCAGGCCGTTCTGCCGCACCAGGTTCTCGCCGGTGCCCACGATCAGCGCGTTCTGTACCAGCAGACAGTCGAGCGCGACCGTCTCTTCCTTGAACAGCCATGACCGCAGCGCGCCTCGCAGCTTCGCGATCAGGCCGCGCATGCTGCCTTCGCTCTCCGCCGCCGGCACTTGTTCACCTTGGCCGCCGTGCGCCGCAGAGATCCGTGCCAGTCCAGCTCGTACCCCCCGCGCGGCGCCAGCATCGCCAGCGTCGATCCCGGCATGCGGAACTCACGGTAGGTGATGCGGCGCGGAAACCAGTGGCGTCCCCGGCTGGTCGACTCCATCTTGCTGCGGTACCGCGCGATCGGCGCCAGCGCTTTCTGGAAGGCCTCGCTGCGCACCGCAACGCCCTTCTTCTCCAGCGTTCCGCTGACCATCCGCACCAGCGCGTCCCACAGACGCTTCAGCGCGCCCAGTCCCAATTTTGTCTTTGTCACGATATCTCCGATGTTGGTGGACCAGGTGACCGCAATAACTGCCTTCGCAGCCCACGGCTGGGCTAAATCGCGTGCGCCGGCCCAACCCCACACGCAATATGTCTTTGCGCCGTCAGGCGCGTCCCGCCGCACGCGCAGTGCTCATGTCTCCCACCACTGCTTCGGCGTCCGTGCCTTCGTCCGCCGCTCGGTCTCACGCAGCCGGATCCAATGCTTCTCCGTCTCCGACGGCGCCGCCTCAATCTCTTCGCGCAGCAGCTGCTCGCGCGGCTTCTTCGCCGGGCTGCCCAGGATGTGATAGATCCCGTAGCCCGCGCCCTGCAGCGGGTCGTCGCCCAGGAACGACGCGATCTTCTCTTTGTGCTCTTCGTCGCGCGGCGCGATCTTGAGGCACTCGATCAACTTCGGGCAGTCGCTGGAGATCAACCAGTTCGCCCGCTCGATCGGCTTGCCGTCGGCAGTCTTGCCCACCTTCACCCGCCGGCGCAGCATGTTGTACATCGTCTGCTCGCGGCCCAGCTTGTCCGCGCCCGCGTTCATCGGCAGCGGCAGGCCATACGGCCGCAGGATGCGCGCCATCCTCATCGCGACGGAATTGGGGTTCGCCCCGTAGCTCTTGGTCGTCTGGTCCGCGAACGCGTCATGCGAGAACGGGAAGCTCACAAACTTCGGGAACTTGCCGTTCTCGTCCATCGACTCTTTGATCACCAGCTCGGCCAGCATCTCCGGGTCGTGGTGCTGCACCAGGCGCTCCTTGTACGTCCTCACCACGCCGAAGTCGTCCATGGAGTGCCAGTACAACGCGGCAAAGTGCTCAAAGCCCCAGTCGCCCGAGATCCAGCGCCGGTGCCAGCTCTGCGGCTGGCATTCCGCCGGATCGCAGACATTCTCCGCCTCGTCGAGGGCGCCCATAAAGTAGCCGCCGACCACGTCCCAGCACCCATCCATCAGCGCCCGGCGGATCGCCAGCGGATAGCTCTCCAGGTTCTTCAGGAACTGCGGGTCGTTGGCATAGATCGGGTTGTCTTTATACGTGCACGGGTAATACGCATAGTCAGCGGCTCTGTACTTCTTCCGCTGCTCGTCGTCCATCTCGTCGCACGGCTGGTGCAGCACAAACAACTTGCGCACCCACAACGCGCCCACGCCAATCGGATTTCCCGCTCCGTCCTTGGTGCAGTACGGATCTACCGGACAGCGGTTCCACGCGCTGGTCGCGTTCCACTGGTTGAAGGTGAACTCGCACAGCTCGTCGTAGAAGATCTTCCGCCACTGCCCCTGCCAGCTCCACGCATCATGCTCGTATTGCATGGAGCCGAAGTTGGTGCTCGCCCCGTTCAGCCACGTCACCTTCAGCGCGGTGCGATCGAATCTCCGGTACAGCTCCTTGGGGATCATCTCCTCAAAGCGCGTCACCAGCGTCGCGCGCAGCTTGGGCTGCGTCCTGCGCAGCATCAGCGTGTGCACATGTGGCGCGTCGTCCACGTTGAACTCGTTGGAGCTCACCATGTGCTCGACGATCCCACAGGCCGTCTTGCCCGGTCCGGCCGCGCCGCCCAGGAAGTTGTGCGGCGCCAGCGACGCATGGAACAGCTTCTGCTTGGGGTACGGGCTGTAGCGCTCCCGGAAGTTGATCTTCAGCAGCTGCTCGCGGAAGTCCGCCGCGAATCGCTCCACGCCGGTCTGCATCCGCTCACCAGTCCTTAATCATGGTTCCGGTAAGCGGTGGCGCACCCTCCACGACCTCTACGCTCTTGGCGTAGAGATACACCGTGTTCGTCGCGTGATCGACAAACGCCACCCTGGCCAGCACCTGATCCATATCTGTGAACGGTTTCGAGTCGACGACCTCCAGCGCGATGAATCGACCCCTTTTCATCTCTTCCTCTCCGGCCTCTCCGGCCGCGGCACATCGTGGATCAGCTGGACGCCCATCATGCCGGAGTGCTCCACCTTGTCGACGAAGATCTTCAGGTTCTTGCCGAGCAGCTCGGCCGCCCGCACCTTGTCGGCGATCTTGATCTTCTTCAGGTACCCGATCACGCAGCCATCGCGCGTGATCTCCCGCACCTCGATGCCGGCGATCGCGCCGGCGGTATCGTCGTCCAGCTCCGTCACAGGGATCAACGCCCCGCCCGGCCGGAACATCCTGCGCGGATCGAACCGTGCAATCTTGCGCAGCTCGTCGAGCACGCCTTCGGCCGTGATCTTCTTGCGTGTCAGCGCGCTCGCCGTCCAGGCGTCGACCACCGCGCGCACCTTGACATCCTTCAACAGCCGGCTGGCCTGCGAGTCCGCCGTCGCCGCGCTGTAGCCGGCCACAATCCCCGCCTTCGTGGCGTTCTTCCCGTTGGCCATGTACTCGGCCACGAAGGTCTGCTGCCGCGGCGGCAGCCGCGACAATAAGGCATCGATCGGATCACTACGCTCGACCACCGGCTGGGCCTCATGCTCGGCGTCCAACGCCTCGTCCAGCTCAGGAATCTTCGGCTCAACCGGCTTGTCCTGGCGCGGAGCGCGTCCCGCCCCACGCGCAGTGGGCGAGACGGCTGCGCGGACCGCTTGGGTGCCACGCGCAGCCTTGCTCTTCGCCGTTCCCCACGCTTTCGCGCCCACCGGGGAAGCCTTCAATCTCTTCGCCGCCGTCTTGGCCGTCTTCTTTGCGGCCACTACGCCTTCGCTGTCTCGGGCACGTCCACCTTCAGCAACGGCGACTTCGTCACCACTTCAAAGCATGCGTCCGCCAGCGCCTTGATCTTCGCCCACACCCGCGGTGGCGTTCCCTTCAGCGACTTCACCGCCTGCGCCGGCGAGTCCACCAGCTTGTAGGTGGTGACCGGCGAGAAGAACCGCTCGCTCAGGCCCTCAATCTCACTCTTGTCCAGATAGCCGCGCAGCTCGTCGACCGCCGCGTCATTGATCTTGGTCATGCGGCCAATGGTCACCGTCGCCGTGCAGCGCTCGCCCTTGAAGCGCATCGAGGCCTCCGAGCTCTTCGCCCCGAAGGTCTTCACCAGCTCCACGACCTCGAGCTTCAGCACATCCGCCGCGGCCTTCTTCTCGCCGGCCGCCGTGGCTGCTACCTGCGCCTCGGCCTGCAGCCCGGCGTACTTTGTCAGCAGCTTGTCGAACTCTCGTGCTGTCGGCTTGATCATCGTCTCTTTGTCTCCTTCACGGGCGCCTGCGGCAGCACCACAAAACCATTGCGCGTGTCCTCGCCGACGCGCACAATCAACCCGCCACACGCCACCGCAAACCGTTCCAGCTCCGGCAGCGCCGTCACATTCACCTCAACGGCCACCGGCGGCGGTCCGGCCGCCGCGATCGCCCGCTCCAGCCAGGCGCGCGCCTGCTCAATCTCGTCAGGAAGCAAACTCATGCGTCCACTCACTCTGCAGGCTTAGCCGCAGACCCTGCCGCAGCGTGACCACTGTGCGCGCACTCACGCCTAGTTCCTCGGCGATCTCCGCAACCGTATAGCCCTCCGCCATCATCCGCAGCACCACTTCCTCGCGTGCGTTCAGCTTGCGCAGCTCGCGCTGCACCGTGAGGTGCTCGATCACCAAGTCGTCTAGGGCGTGACCGCCGGCCCCCTCCATGCAGCCGGTCAGCTCATAGCTGTTGAAGGACTGCACGCTGCTCAGACGAAGCGGCCTCCGGCAGTGACGTCGCCGGATGAATCGGCTAGGTGTCGCCAAGTTCACGTCGCATGCCCTCCCGATAGATCCTCTCGGCGCGCGCGCGCTCCGGATTGCCTTCAAATGCCTGGCACGGCTCGTGCTCCGCCTCCATCTCGCGCCGCAGCCGGCGCATGGCGATCGGATTCTGCCAATCCTCAGGCTTAACTTCTGTGACCTCGCCGCATCCCGTGCACACCAGGCTGCGCGTCACAGGACGGTGCATGATCATGCGTCGCCACGGATGAAGGCCACGCCCTCTTCGATAGACAGCTTGCCCAACACCTCGCACACTGCCACCGGCGTATCCGGATTCGGCTCGCCGCCCAGGTACACAAACTTCGCGAACACCCCATGCAGCCGCACCTCGCGCACGTTGATCTCGCTCTCCTGCGAGCCCTCGTCCACGCTCCATACCTGCGGCGCGTCCTTCTTGCGGTTGAAATAAATCCGGTAGAGCGTCAAGCCGCTAATCTTTCCCCGCGAAACAAGGAATTCGCCAGCTTGCGCTGCGCCTCCGAGATCGCCGGCCGCACCGCCACCGCATGGGTGTCGCCGACCAGCGGCCACACCACAAACCGCTCCACTTCCTTCCGCTCCCAGCGCGACATCTGTCCGCCGCCGGCATAGCTGGCCACCGCCTTCAGCGTCGCGAAGGTCAGTGAGCTCGAGCTCCGGCGCGCCATCTGCGCGCCCTTGGTACGCCGGTAGCCCACCACCCTCACCAGGCCGTCGTCGTCGCGGCGCACGATCCGCTCCGCCTCGCTACGCCCCACCATCCTCTCGGCCTTCGCCTGGCTGGTGGTCTGGAAGCCCCACTGCCGCCACTGCGGCGCCGTCTGCAGGTAGTCGAACAGCTTCACCATCCGCGTCGCGGCGGACAGCACAAACGTCCCACGCGAGCGGGTACGGCTGCGGCAGTGTTTACGCATCGGATCTCCGGGGCTGGAAAAGGAAAGCCAGTCGCAGGCAAAGGCGGCTGGCTTGGGAGGTAAAAAACAACTTCGGGGCAAACGGGGGCGAACGCTTGGTTGGCCTTCTTAGGAGCGAGGCCGCCGCTGATCCGATGTTCCGGGCGCGCTCATTCAGATTGTCGGGGAGCCTCTGCTGGCCGGACGATCCTCCCACCGAGGACCGGCCGCCGTATTCCCCCACCGAGGAACAGGACTTGAATCTACAGCACGACTTTGGTCCCGTCAAAGCAAAAAGTCGTAGCCCAGGCAACCCAAAGGTAATGGGCCAACAACGGATTGAGCCTCGTTTGCCCGATTCCACTTGACACACGCAGCGATGCGCGTGATACTTCACCTATGGCAAAGAGCCGTATCGCCGAGGCTGCCCGCGCGCTCAGCGCCCGCCGCAAGACGCACTCCGGCGGCGATACCACCAAGCTCGGTCCCTGCCGTCACTGCGGTGAGCTCTTCGGGGCGCGCGCCCGTCGCGCGCACGAACCTCGCTGCCCGCAAAACCCCGCCCGCCGCTCTAGCGTCAACTAGCGCCCCAGGCCGCACCAAAACTGGTGCGGGCGTCAGCCCGCACAACAAGCCTTGTAAGGAGGCCCATCATGCACACGCGTCAACGTGTTGCTGCGCACCCGCTCCCCGAGCATACAGCCGGAC